GACTGCGTGGGTTTATATCTATCTTTAATGACTTGCCCGATTCGCCATGTAATGACCCGATAGAAAACTCATCACCACGAGTTGTACCCTGTGGAAATGTTCTCTTCAGAACATCAATCTGTACTTGTCTTGGAACTTTATCACTTATTAATTCAACCAGTTCCTTTGCTGTCATAGTGCTTTTACTACTATTAAATGGTAATACTCTCATTTCCCAACTCCCAACATCTTTTTCTAAACTCGCATCTTTTACACGCAAAGTAATCCGAATTTACTGCTATGCGTGGCAATATTTCATTATGTTCCACAGCTTTTAAAATGTCTACTGCCTTGTCGCTTACTTGCTGTGCCAACGCTTTATTGAACGGAACTAACTCAAAATATATTTCACACGTATTTTTATTAACCACTGTAAACAAAGCAGGATTGTTTAAATCCATGTATGCTTGATACAGAGCTATTTGAGCTGCATATATAGGGTTTACCTCGCTAACCCCTTTCCGAACAAATTCATTAAAACTTTTATCATTTGCTGATTTACATTCCCATAATGCAGGATATGCCATATCAACAGACCCACCACATATCACACCATCTATATGACCTTTTATCCTATCATCAGCTATTGAGAAACCATACTGCTTTCCATTCTTGTCTGTGCTTTTTAAATCAAATCCTGCATTGTATAACCAACCATGAGCCATATCTTCAATCACATGACCAAACTCAAATATACGCAACACCTTTGAACTAAATTGGTTTTCAACATCAGTTTCTACACCCATGTAACGATACTGTATCTTTCTTGAACATGGGTCGCCCAAAGATGAAGCACCTAGATAGCTTCTCTTTTCTTTCTTTTTATTCTGCTCTTGAATACTTTCATCAATGATGTCTAGTATTTTTTTACTAATATCATTACTGTTTGTATTTGAGCCAGATGTCTGCCAAATAAGTTTCGTTAAACTCATGTTCCAAATCTCCTATCTCTTCTTTACAAAGCATAATTAAAACTAAAATCTTCTCTTCGTCTAATTCAGATAACCTAGTGTTCCAACCAAACTTACCAAATAAACTGCCAATCGACTTTAATGAATTGTCGGATCGTCCAGATTGAGTGTTGTTTGATACTTCCATCTATCCTCCTCCTTGCCTTTAAAAAATGAAAACGTAAACAATTCATCACCTCTATATGATGCAATAGCCCAACCTGCATTAATACCTTGTTTCATTCTTGCTAATACTTCATCAACAGAGTCTGACACACTTTCACAAAAGTAATCATCAAAATCATTAGGATTTAAAGAATAAGGAAATTCAACAGTCGTGTAAAAATTTACATTCATATCTCCCTCATCTGTTTTTATAAGCATTTTAACTTCTATACATGGAGTCATGTCTTTCCATGCTCCTTTATTATTTTTTCCAAATACCATTTTGCTTTTTCTAAATCCTCCACTCCATTTTTATCTTTATATCTCCAAATGTATTTAATAATATTACCTTGTAGATAATACTCATAGCCTTCGCCTAATGCAGATTTAATTGCATCAATACATTCAATCTCACTTTTAGTATAATGTGACGGAAAGTTTACGTTATCTTTTTTCATGTTTCTCCCTCACATTACTAATCATATCGTCTACTCTAACCTTATTCCACAAATAATTCAAATAACACGCCGCCTTGTACTTTGTCCAAGAGAAGTCAAACCCTGATACCATTACACCATTACGGCTTAACATATCTCTCTGTCTGTCACTGATACGTTCATTCAACCATCTACGACCTTTCTTTGCACTATCACTATCTTCAATCTCTCTGAGAAAGTCATCAGCAGATGCGATAGCCTGTTTGCGTGTTCCTATACTAATCATTCTTATACTCCCACCAGAACGCTTTACAAGACCACAGGATAAATCATCTAAATCTACAACCATTGCAAAACCATTGAATCCTGTCGCTGTGACACATTTACCTGTACCAAATATATCTATCCAACGGAAAGGTGATCTGTCTAACAAATCTACTTCTGTCATGGAGAACTCTTCTAGCTGTGAGTTATCATCTTTGCCAAACTCGTGACCACACATAGGACATTCTCTAACACTCAAAGGAACAACAGAGTTACACTCTGGACAAACCTTTTCTGGTGCGTCACCTTTTAATTCTGATTGTGAACCCTCAAGATTAACTTCTTCTTCGAGTGACCCATGTGTTAAAACAGATGTACCAAAGTCAAGTACAACACAATCTGTCTTGACAATATCTGGATACTCATCTGGATCAATAGTTCGTAGTCCACGACCTATCATTTGAACCATTGTTGATTTGTAAGAACAAGGTCGTGTTAGAACAATACAGGATACAGGAGGTGAGTCAAACCCCTCTGTTAGTACAGATACGTTGACTACAACCTGTGTATCCCCACTTGACAAATCCTCCAAAATCTCCCGTCTCTCGGCTTTGTCTGTGTTCCCTGTAACTATCTTTGCATTAACACCTTCTTCTACAAACTCCTCACATAAATCTTCTGCGTGTGCCACTGTCGAACAGAACACCACAGTTTTTCTATCATGTGCTTTATCTAACCATTCGCTTACAACCCTTTGATTGATAGCTCGCTTGTTCATAATACGAGCTACTTGATCCATATCAAAATCAACCACTGTTTTCCGAACATTCTCAAGTTCAGAACGTACACCCACGTCAATGACGTAGGTTCTTGGGGTGACAAGAAAACCTTCACGAATGAGTGTTGATATTTCGATTTGGTGGCTGCAGTTGCTAAAGACTGAACGCAGACCCTTCTTATCCCCACGATTAGGCGTAGCAGTGAAACCAACGATTTCAACTTTGTCATTAATTTGTTTAGCATGATCAATTATCCGAGTGTAAGTATCAGCTACCACATGGTGGCTTTCATCAACGACTACCATGTCCATAGCTTTCATGTTATCTAAATTGTTCGGTCTGGATAATGTCTGCACCATAGAAAATACAGCATCTCCGTTCCAATCTTTCTCTTCAGCATTAACAATGCTGGTCAATATATTGGGGTTTATGCGTTTAAATTTATCCATATTTTGATTAACCAGCTCATCTCTGTGCTGCAGAACCAGAACATTTCTTCGGGTTTCGCAGCGTTTACCTATCAAAGCAGAAAGCATTATTGTTTTGCCTGCACCCGTTGGTGCAACAACAACAGTATTGCCATGCTTATCCAAAGCATCTATAGCTGAATTAACAGCAATCTCTTGATATGGTCTAAGTAACATTATACTTCATTCCCCCAAGCATCCCAACCATCTACTGTTTGCCTAGCAAATAATTCTATTCTTGGTTCATGTGATACATTTTCTATTTTAAAATACATTTGATTTGGTTTAGAGCTATGTTTGTGTCTTTTATCAAAAACAACAGTGCTTTCATTTTTTACTTTTGGTTTAAGTTTTCCTTTTACTCCAAACAAACATATCTCATGTTGTCCTCTAAAATAATATCCAATACCAAATCTATCTTTTACCCAAACAATATTTGTAATATATCTAAAACCCCAATGTTCCATAATATCCAAACCATCTTTAAGAAAATTATTTGTAACCCACATAAATAACCAACAATCATTATCAGCAATAGATTGAACAGGTAAATTTTTTATATCTTGTGTTTTCATTAAAGAATAATGTCTATCTGCACCTCTCTTTATTTTTCCACCACCACTCTCAAGCCAGGGTGGATCAGCATATATTGTTTTATATTTTTTATTTGGAAATGGTATCACAACATTTACTCCTTTCTCTTAATTAAATTACTCACCTTACCCCATAAAAACAAAGCACGGCACATCTCAACGTAGACAACCTCAACAGCCTCACCCTAACGCAACGCACACCAACTGTCCTGAACGCACCTCTCCTCTACAGCCTAAACATAACTAACAGCACCTCTCCCCAAGATAGCACAACTCAACTGCCTTAACCGAACCTACCTCACCCAAGCATAGATGACCCAAACACAACTGCCTGAACTTATCGCACCCCTACATAGAATATCGCACCTCACCCCAACTGCCACAACGCAACGCAACTGACCTGAATGTAACTCACCTCACCCAACAATAACTGCCTAAACGGATCGCACCACAACGCACCCCTCCCAACCACAGACTAACAAAACTCAACTGCCAAAACGCAACTGAACCAAACGGACCGGACCCCACCCCGACTGCCATAACAGAACTTAGCCAACCTAACATCAGACTACATTTGCTTACCTTAATTCACCCAAACT